TGTTTGATAAGTTTTTTACAGCCTATGACAATATAAATCAAGCATATATATACATACATTAGGATCCCTATCTACGTATAAAGGGGGGTGGGGGGCTTCGCACTTTCAATATTAGGTGTCGCGTTGGTACCTCTATTATAAATAAAAGAACCACGCGTCACGGGTCACGGCTCACACAAACAAAAAACGCGCCCTTGAAACAAGGGCGCGTTGTCAATTAACTATTGAGAGATTATATATTGTTATTGATATGGTGTAAGGTTCTAAAAAATATTAGTACACCCGAACCAATTATTATTAATGGTACATACATTGGCATTATCATTGAAGCATAATTACTAAACAAAGCAATCACGCCCAAAAACATTAAGCCGAAACCAGATAATAAACCTAATATTAAAAGAGTTTTAATCATAGTTGTTCTTCTAATAATTGTCGATTAATTAAGTGATCAAGTTGGTCAAGTGGATCAACAGTATTGTGAAAAGGTAAACAACATTTTTTACCGCTTTCAATAAACTCAATCTTTTTAATACCTATTCCATTTTTATATGGAATTACTTTATATGGCGTGGGGCTTTCAAGCCCCGTTTTAATTGCTTGATCGATATAGGTCTTCCAATCATGAGCAATGTTTTTTTCTTTATTCATGTTTCATTGTCCTTTGTTAATTGTTAAGGCTTGACAATATCAAGATTTAAATATATTGTCAAGGATATTAAACCAATATAAAGGACAATAAAAATGTTTAATGAAACAATAACAACTGATCTTTTTAAAGGTCAAAAAGAAGAGCGATTTTTAATAAAAGACATTGCAACTCATGGTTGTAGTGGTGGTGTATCTGGCTTGACCTATTACACCGAAACAATCGCTTTTTACGATAAGCACAAAAAAGAAATCTGGGATATGCTTTACGATTTAAGCGAGGATAGTGGGTTTTCAATTCCATTTTTAATGAGTGATTTTAACGGGGCTAGTAATGTCAGCGATCATGACACTTTTAAAAATTTCCTTGTTTGGTGGGCGGTTACTCAAAAAGCACGGGAAATAGAACAAGACTAAAAATTCAAGTTTCATGACCCATGATTAATGGGTCATGTTTATGGGGTCTAATATATGCTAGTTTGATCAACTAGTATGCACCAACTCAAGTGAGTGCCTATCGAGAATATTAGACCCCGTAAACATTTGAAATAGAATTTTATTTTTATTTTATTTTACAAGGCACAAGCTAAAAAATTCCATGTTTCAAGGCGCAAGCGCCCTGTATCATGGCGCATGGATCATGGAAAAAGGTTTTTGAAAAAGTTTTGCAAGGGTCACGGCTCTCTGACTTTTGCTAGTTAATAACTTAATCGCAACGGGGACAAATCAAATAGAAATTTAAAGAAAATATATATTAATCAATACTTATTTAATATTTGTAAGGGGTCAAAATTCAAGGTTATTAACAGTCCATACAATAGTTTTCATAACTTGTATAATCAGCCCTTAAAGGTGTTAAACATTTGAAACACTTGCCCCGCATATCCTTATATTTACCATTAATCGAATGGGTCACGCCATAAGTTGAGCGCAATTTATTAATACTCATTTTTTTAAACTCATATTCGTTATGCCCGTCAAAAAAGCTGTCAAAATCTTTTTTAGTTAATAATCTATTTTCGTTTAATTCTTTTGTACTCATCATATAATTTTGATAATTCATAACTATCGCATTTTTCTATATATTCAGCTAATTCAACCCGCATTTGTTTTCGCTCTTCATGTACTCGAGCCTTATTCTCGGCTCTAATATGATCTAACGCCTCAAAATCAACAGCCATTATTCAGCCTCTAATTGTTTTTTATGTTTATCTAGCCATATCTTAATTTTAACACGGCTAGCATTATCTAAATTTAAACCTTCAATTTCGCTAACTAATTCTCTTATTAATGCTAATTTACCAAAGCTAGAAGAGAACGCGCTAGTATTAGCGTGAGATTGTCCCGTTATATATAATAATTCTTTTAAATGTTTATCTACTGGTTTCATATTATCCTTTTGTTAATTTATTTCTTTATATAGGGGACAATAGTTTATTATCCCCTATTGTGTCAAGTGTTAATTACTTATTTGTTTTACATTATTAGGTTTATTTAAAATAAAACCTAATAAATTTTGACCTTTATTTAAAGCTTGATTGATATCATCAATATCAATTGCTCTACCCTCTAGATTTGGATAAGATAACATTAAAACATAATTTTTAACTTGATTATCAATATTAGATAATTCTTGACCCTCTTTTGTGTCTTTTATTAATTGTTTTCTTATCTCATCTTTACAAACTCTTTTTAAAGTTTGAGTGTGTTCATAATTATTATCGGTACTTCCACAATAAGAATTCCAGTCATTTATTTTTGAATGAATATCAAAAATATCACAAATTTTTGATGATGTTTGTTCAACATCTTCTTTTAATTTACGCCTTTTGACTTCATAACTTCTTTCAAAATCATTAAATTCTTTTTCGGCTTGAGCGTGTTTTTTTAAAATTTTATCAATTTTTAATTCTTTCAAAAATGAATTAAATTTTTTTTCAATTTGACTATCAACTTTAATTTCAATTGATCTTCTTAATTCAGCTTTACGCTCTTTTGATTGTTCATTTAAGGCATTTTCAAACCTCTTTAATTTACTATCCGAAAATGCTATTTTTTGTTTTTGTGTACTCATTTTATATTATCCTTTTTGTTATTGTTTATTTAATATCCTTCATTATCCTATTGACAAATAGAAGTCAAGCCATTATATATAAAAATGTTATTGTCCTAACACCCGCTATTTATGGGATAGCGGGACAATAACAGAATAAAGAAATAACTAACAATGGACAAATAATAATGAAATATAAATATAAACCACAGAAAAAGCTTTTGGGGTCTTCAACCTTTAAAATGCAAAAATCGGGTAAGTTTAAATATTTAAGTGAGATATTACACCTGGCACCCTCTGATATTGGGGGTGTTAATATATGCGCTAACGCTAGCCCCGAGTGTATAAAATTATGTTTAAACACAAGCGGACGGGGTCAAATGACAACTGTGCAAAAATCAAGATTAAACAAAAAATATTACTTTTTAGCTGATAGGCTTAAATTCTTAAATCATTTAGATAAAGAAATTAAATTAAGTTATGAGCGGGCAAAAAGAAAAAAATTAAAATATACTGTTAGATTAAATGGTACTTCTGATCTCCCATTTGAGCGTTATAGATTAGAGAATGGCAAAAACTTAATGGATAATAACCCACAAGTTCAATTTGTTGATTATACCAAAGTCACAAATAGATTAAACAAAAAGAATAAAATACCTAAAAATTATGATCTAACTTATTCACAAGCCGAAAATAATTTAGATGATGTAAAGAAAATATTAAAAACTAAATACAACATAGCAACGGTATTTAGAAAAAAACTCCCTAAAAAATGGTTGGGACGTAAAGTTATAAACGGGGATAAACATGATTTAAGACATTTAGACCCGAAAAAAGTTGTAGTAGGTTTGATTGCAAAGGGTCGAGCAATTAAAAATTTTAACGGTTTTGTACAAGATATTTAATATATGAAGTATTGAGTTTGTATAAAAGGGCGATACAGTAAACCCGCATTGCTAAAGAACTGGAACCAACAGGCGCAAGCGCAAGCGTCTGTTGGAATTAAACTAACAAGCGCGCAAGCGAGAGGATAATATGAAAAAGAAAATGACAATGGAAGATGCAATAAACAGAATAAGAGAAGCTGTTGAATATTACGACATGGTACACGACACAGGAGAAGAAAAACAAACATTAAAAAATAAAGACTACGTTTGGAAAGGCTACGACCGACTGATGGATATATTAAAAAAACAAGCGAGCGAGCAGAAGGGATAATATGATAACAAATGATATGATACACGATGAAGACTTTGAGGGTAATTATTTTTCAGATGATGTTGCTGTTAAATATGATTTACAAAATGGTAAAATTAATACCGTAGCTTTTTGTATTTGTCCAAAAACAGCAGAAGATATGGCAAAAAGTTTAAATTTATTAGACCATTTAGAACAAGACGGAATAGAATTAAAACAACAAGCGAGCGAGCAGAGGGGATAATATGGCAAGAGACCACAGCGAATATATAGACGATTATTGTAGAGACAATTACGGTCATTCAAATTGGGGGTATTTAGATACCTATACAAAAGAAGAGTTAAAAAAAGCAGATCACACTATTGAAAATAATATTGTTTTTTGGCACGAGGATGATGAAGAGGGGGACGAGTAATGAATGAAGGACTAGAAAACATAAAACAAATAGAAGATTTAGAAAATAAAGTTAAAACATTATCGGATCATCTAGCGGGTATGTGTTGTCAAGCAGATGAAGACACGCCAAGCGAATATAGAACTGAACATTTTAGATCGACTATGGATGACGCTTATGAATATTTAGAAAAAATAGGATACTTTAAAAAAGGATAATATGAAAAAATATAAAGTAAGAGCAGAAGAAACTATATATGCTATCTATGAAACAGAAATAGAGGCAAAAAATGAGAAACAAGCTAGGAAGATTGCATTAGACACGTGCGCCTCTGATTATTTGAGCAGTGATTGGTCAAATTCAGCGGGAGATTTTACAATAGAAGATATAGAGGAGATAGAATAATGAGTGATGATAGATATATAACTAGAGATATGTTGACAGAAGAAAGTTATGAAGGCAATAATTTTGCAGAAGGTAATGCAGTTAAATATGATTTACAAAATGGTAAAATAAATGTTATTTGTTTTTGTAGTGATGAGAATGTAGCTAAAGGAATTGCAGAAGGCTTAAACTTGTTAGATAATTTAGAGGCAGACGGAATAGATTTAAAGAAGTGACCCACGTATTTAAACATCCAAACTATTATAAAAAACAAAAATCTCAAGCACCAAGCGATGATAAAAAAGATACTGAATCCTCAAGCGAGGAAGCTACAGGCTCAAGCGAAGACAACGAAGAATCAACAAGCGCAAGCGATTGACTTCCTTCAAATAACAAATGCTTATCTTTCCACTCCACAAGCACAAAAGAATTCTTAGGATGGCGGGCGTGAAATGATACTTGGTGAGGGGACAGGCGAGCCTTGTTACCACTTGCAACTTTTAATTCTACAGTGAAAAAGTGCCGATGATTATTATAGCCCAATAGATCGGGAGTACCAAGTAGGCTAAGGTTTTCCAACCTAGTCCAAATGATATCTTTTGAGGCAGTTTTAAGTTTTTTATATAGTTTATTTTCTGGGCCCACAATTGCATTAATAATCCTTCTGAAGTTTATCTGGTAAGATAAGACTCGAAGGTTTTTCAGTTTTTAAAACTAATCTGTGTGCACTATGACCTGGCTGACCTAAAATTGGAACTGCATTTTCATGTACTTCCATTCTTCTAATAGCGTGTAGCTTTCCTTTGATCTCTACGTAGATGACTGCGTTCTTAACTGCATCCGATCCTTTTGTAAAGTTGCTGAGAAATAGCTGTAGATCTTGTACTCTCATTAATCTTTTTGTCTTAACTTATTAGACAGATCCTCTATCACTTTTTTATAACCTTGCAAGAGATTTTTATTTGATTCATTCTCAGATGATATTTTTTTAAACTCAAAGACTTCTTTTTTTAAAGCATCAAGAAGAAACTCATAACCTTTGATAGTTTGTCTAAGTTCATCAATCTGTCTACTTAAATCTAAAGTACCTCTATCTTCAGGTATATCTATTTTAAACTCATTCTCATGGGTCATGTCTTCCCCGTGTTCTTTTAAATGTGTGTATGTACGCTTCTCTTTCATTATTGACTTTATAGGATAATTAACTTAAATTGTCAAATATGGGTGTACCAAAAAGATTAACGGAACTACAACGTAAATTTGCTGAGATACTAGTCTTTGGTGACAAGGACGGTAAACCAGTGACAAAAACTGAGGCGGCAAAATTAGCAGGCTTTAGTGAGAATAGATTAAGTCAAGAAGGATACGAGTTAACCAACCCCAAATATCATCCACTAGTTGTAGAATACATAGGTAAATTAAGAGAAGAAAAAATACAAAAGTTTATGGTGACATTCGATGGACACCTGGCAGAATTAGATCGTATTAAGGAAAAAGCATTAAAAAAAGGATCTTTTTCAACTGCAGGTAATATGGAAATAGCTAGAGGTAAAGCGGCAGGATTATATATAGATAGAAAAATTATTAAGACAGGTAAATTAGAAGATCTATCTGAGCAAGAACTAGAAAACAAAATGAAACAAATACTAGAAGACTATGCACCAATTTTAAATGCAAAACAAATAGATGGTGAAGTTATATCTTCTGAATCTTCTTCACCCAAGGAAGAGGAATCATCGTTCGATCCCCAAAAGTAATACCTTCTTCATCCTTATCATAAGAGGCAAATAATTTAATAGAGTTTTTATCTTTAGAGTACAACCAACCTTCATTGACAGGAGTTGCTAGTTTCATCTTATTAAAGTCTTTATCGGTAGCCCAAGCCGAGTCACTGACACAGTCGACCCACTCCACTCTGACTTTTTGAAAAGGTATATCAGGAGTTGTTATAGTGTTGATAGCTTTACGTCTTTTCCTAGGCATATCTCCCTATATCACCCCTATAAGAGATGTACCAGATAAATCACCTAACAAATTTCCCATTTATTTGTCCCGAGCGGCACCACTGTACTCAGTTTGGACTAACCTTTTGTATAAAAAGACCTGTAAATGACATAAATTTCTGTCACTAAAACAGTTTCTGTCACTAATTTTGTCACGTATTATTGTTGTATACCAACACTAATAGTTCATTCTGACACTTTGACACTTTTTTTTCATGTTTTTTTTTAACGTCTCTCATTTATCTGTGACATCTCTTATGTATATTCTTGTGGTATTTATGCAACACTTGTGTCTTATTTGTGACATATTTACAACACAGTTTAGACTTGATTAGTTTAGAATGATTCTAAGTTATTTTGATTTCTTATCGTATTCTTTGTATTCTTCTATTAATTTCTCTGATGGATGCCACACATCTACTGCTGAATGACAGTTGGGACACGAAAGATTACTAACTATATCATAGTATTCATTATCTTCCACATCATGATCTCCACCCCATATCAATTCAGTGCCACAGTGCCAACAATTCATTTAAAATCCTCTTCTGTTATATTAACCTTTGCCTTTTCTTTCTCATCGTTCATTAGTTCATGATACATGTCCAATCTCTTCAAAAACTTATGTTTCCAGGCCCTTAATTCATGATCCGTGATCCGAAATTCCTGATAAAATAAGTCAGGAGTACATACCATTATCAATCCTTGACGGATATTACTCTTGTATACATAATCATGGGCCATGGCATATGCTGCAATTTGCAGGTAATAGTCTTCAATCCATTCTTCTTTCTTGGGTCTATTAGATTGTTTAAAGTCTACAATAGTCTCCATACCATTGTGGTTACAAACGAGATCAGTGCTCCCAGCGTACAACCCAGGATAAAACAACGTGACTTCCGAGCCGTAATATTCCGTAACATTCGATAAACCCTTCTCAATAATTTTTTTGGCCATGGGACGCGCCTCCTGTCCAATCCCTGTAAGATCATCGTACCCAACTCCTTCCACATAAGATTCGAGGAATTTGTGCATAGCTGTCCCCCTAGAACTACTATGAATTTTGATTCGTTCCGCCTCTGATTCTCCAACTTTAGCCTTCCATTTCTTTAAAAAATCTGTGTTTTTGGTGGCCCCTAATATAGTAGTCACACTTGGAAGTCTATAATTACTTATCTCATAAACCCTTTTTCCAGTATCACCATCTGTTATTTGTTTACCACTAACGTATTGGAACCTTTCTTTAAGAGGGATCTTACGTCCGATGTTATCGTACTCTTCACAATCTTTATCGTTCATCATAACTTCTTTTTTAATTCCTTAACATATTCTTCGTTCTCAATTTGTTGTTTAGCTCGAAGGATCTTAGTGTGTTTTCTCCATGCCCAAGAGTTAAGTTGACCTGCATACTTCATTATAAAATGAAGACTATTATATACTATTTTATCAAACATAATTATC